AACTATACCTGTATCAAAATCTCGTACAAATCTAAATGGTTGTGCTTTAGGATTATATTCATTCCAAAGCAAAGGTAGATAGTTAGTTCTTTTATTAAATACTAATCTTTCACCACCTGCACCAAATATTTTGTAATATTCATTAAATATTTTTTCTATAGTTTTAGCTGCTTCAGGTAGATTTTTATCTACAGCTCTTAGTTCATCTAAAGATATAGGTTTTAATTTACCATTATACTTAAATGTTTTTCTATCTACTCTAGCTCTTGTAAGATAATAAAATAATAATCTTCTTGAATCTATAGCATCAGGTATCTGAGCTTTGATTACATTAGATAATTCTTGTGCTGCTGAGTTTAATCTAACTGTACTCATTCTTGCAGCATCTAATGTAGCTTCACCTGATAAGGCTGCTTCTTCAAATTCTTTTGGAAGTTTTCTAAGTTGAGATCCAAGTAATCTACCAGCACCATATAATGCTACACCTACACCAAAACCTTTAGCTGTTGCTACAAGTTTTTCATCAGGTGATCTGCCTTAATTAAGTCAAACTTTTTAGGATCTGATATAGTACCAGCTTCTTTTCTAATTATTTCTATAAGTTCATCTACATTTCTGTAGATACCTTCTTCATTAAAATCTACTAATTTTTCTGCATTCTGATTATACTTGTCAAATACTTTTCTATAAGATGCTTCTATTTTAGCTCTAGGTACTCCAGTTAATCTACGTACAAGCTCACCAGTTCCTGCAAATCCTACTGAAAATAAAGCTCCTGCTGTAGCTCCTATAGTAGTTTCTATAGATGTTCTTTTTGGATCTAAGTTTGCGTTTTCACCTAACTGAAATGTAGTAGAAAATACTAAAGGTGTTGCTAGTGTAGCTGTTGCACCTACTTTAATATCAGATGCTATTTTAGCTTTTAATCTCTTATATTCTAAATTTTTACCACGTTTTAACTTAATAGAATTTACTACACCTCTACCAAGTCTACCCCATCCTAAAGGCATAAATAATAGCCAAGGATCAGCAACAATCATATTTACAAGTTCAGCACCAAATAATTTAGGATTTTGTTTTACCATATTCCCAACTTCTTTGATGTCTATATTCATTGGTCCTTCTTCTAAAAGATAACCAAATCTATTTAGTTTACGTTCTGCTTCTTTATAGACTCTAGATCCTGCTTGATCAGGATTGTTTTGTATATATTGTAATGCTTCTTGTGCTTGTTTCTTTTTAGTATTACCAGATAGCCATTGATATAATGATGCTGGTAATGATTCTTCTCTAATAAGATCTATAGGATTACGTAATGATTGAAAAAATCCAGGAGTTTTATCTTGTATTGGATCTTTAACTCCATCAGATAAACCTTTGATTGGATCCTTCAACTTAAATTCTTCAAGATGAAAGTCATTGTGTGGCATCTATTTTCTCTTTTTTTTATAAAATGATGCAACTGGATCTATAGGTCTAATATCATATCTTCTAATTGTTTCGTATTTACCAGTTTTTCTGTTCATTTTTTGTACTGTAGAATATTCGTCTATAGCTTTATCTAATTTTGACATTGGACCTTTTTTACCAGCTGATTTAAATACTTCTCTTGGTGGAAAACCTAATTCTCTAGCTTCTGCATCAGATAATTTTTGTAGTGTTTTAACTTTTTGACTACCAAATCTTTTAATACCTACTCCTAATTCATCACTTTTTTTTTGTAAAGCTCTTAAACCTTTAGCTCTAGCAGTTTTAAATGCTTGTGTTTTAGCTTTATTTATTCTTTTTAATGTAGATTTACCTTGTGCAGTTTTTATTTTAAAATTTGTACCAGGTTTTTTAGTATAAAATTTAGTATCTTTAAAAAGCTTCATTGATATAGCTCTTATTTTTTTCATACCTTTTTCAAGGCTAGTAGTTTCAACTCCTCTAGCAAATCTAGAAGCTGCTTCTTGTCTTAACATAGAAGCCTCTGTAGTAAATTTTTTTTCAATAGGTACAAAAGATTTTAATTTTTCTACACCTTTAAACTTTTTACTTTTAGGTAATCTTAATATTACTGATGTAAATTTTTTCATTATACTCCTAGTCGAAATATTCAGGAAACTTAGCTTTTAATATTTTCATAGCTCGTTCCTTAGATACTTTTTGTAATTGTGGATTTGATGCTAATAACATTGCAAAAACTTGTGAATCATCATTAGAAACTACATTACCTGATGATTTTGGAATCATTATTTCTGGTCCAGCTTCTCCAATTACATAAGCTTTACCTTTATGCACTGGTCCACCATGTTCTCTAGCTTCTAAAGTAGCATCTATAACATTATAACCAAATAATTTTAGACCACCTTTTTTATTTATTTCACCTTTGTCTATCATTTCTTTAATAACTTCTTTATATAGTCTAGTGCCAACTTCTATATCTTTACCTGCTTTTTTAGCAGCAGTAACTTTTGCTCTTACTTTTTTATTAACAGCCATAGCAACATCTTCTACAGCTTGTTCATATTTTTCAGCTTGATTACCAGGTAAAAGTTTTCTTAACATTGGTGCAGATATACCTTCTTTATTAAGAACATTTTTAATTTGATTTATATCACCTTCAGTAACTTCTAATACTTCAGTTTTATCTTCTAATAATTTTTTATATTGTTGTGATATACCTGCAGCTTTAGCAACACTATCAAGTGCTGAACCACTTATACTTTTACCTTCAGCTCCAGCTGCCATAAATGCAAGACCCATAGTAAATGCAGGATTAGCCATAAGTCCTTCAAAGCCACCTTTATCTTTCCAAGTAGCTGCAGCTTTATCAAAATCTACATTAGCCATATTAGCTAATTGTTGTGCAAAAGAAATATTTGCAGGTTGAACACCTTGTCCACCTTGTGTAATAGGATCTGTTAATTTATTAATAGGTGTTTTAGTTGGTTTAAGTGGTGATCCACTTTTTCTTTCTCTTAACATTGGATTAAGAACTACACCTCTATTATCTGTTTGAGGTTTTGCAAGATCTGAACTCATACCAGAAAAATCTTCTGCTGGTTCTATATCTCTCAATCTTTTTAAATAATCATTATATATATCTAATAATCCCATTATAATATTCCTTTATCTAAACTTTTAGTTTTTAACCAGTTATAAAATGGACTTTGATTAACTGCTAATTGTCCAATAGAACTAGGATTTCCTAATATAGTTTTTTGTTTAGCTTTAGCTGCTGACAATTCATTAGCAAAACTAAACTGAAATCCACTTGTATTTGTTTTACCTAATGATTGATACCAATTACTAGCTGGTGAGTTAGATGGTCTTTGTATTCCAGAAACAATATATGGTGCTTCTGGAGCTAAATCTTGCATAATTTGTCTATCTGTTTCTCTATCAATACTTAATAATCCTGATTGTCTATCATTTGTAAAATTAGAAACATCTCTTAATCCTGCTTCATTATATCCTTTAAAACCTTTATTTTTAAAATAATCACCAATATTTTTTCCTGATGCATATAAAAAAGATAATGTAGGAGAAAATTTAACAGGACTATTTGCAAAGTGTTCTGCAAATGAAAGATCAGCTTTTTCTAATTGACCAGTTTCAGGATTAATTGTATTTCGTCCTTGAACGTCTTGACCAGTATTTGGATCTATTTCTACAATACCTTTATTATACATTTCTGATTTGGTCATGTATACACCATTTACATTTGATAGTTTTTGACCATCATCTGTATAACCTTTTTCTATTTCAGTATCTGAATGAGGTTCAGGTGCAGCACTACCTACAGTAGATGTATCTGCTACTCCTGAAGTTTTAGTATCTGCATATGTACTAATACCTTTTTCTGTAGAATATGCAGCTTCAGCTCCTGATACTTGCATATCATTTGAACCATCAGATCCTGATCCTCCTCCTCCTGACATATTAACTCCTTATAATATTGCTAAAACAATTATAATTACAGCTATAACTGCACAAGTTGTTTTATGTTCTTTAACAATATGTGGTATATGATCTTTTAGTTTCATTATAATAATCCTCCTAATAATCCAAAACCTGCACCTATTGCTGCTCCATATGGGGTGCTCATTCCTAATGTAGAAGCTAGTGCTCCTCCAGTTAAAGCTCCTCCAGCTGCTTGAGTTATAGCATTAGGTCTTGGTGCTTGTGTTGATGTTTGTCCAACAGGTAGACCAAAAGCTATAGGTGCTACTGTGTTGTAATATTGTGATAATGCTGCTTGTGGTGCTAGTTGTTGTTCTGCTTGTATATCTTCTAAAGCACTTCCAACAGCTGTCAAACTAGGAACAGCTCTTGCTGTTTGTAATTGTCTATTTCTTTCTCTTTCTAATTGTGTAAATGCAAAAGGCAATGCTTTATCTGCTACTTGACCTATTACTTGATTTTGCATTAAAGGTGATCCAGGAGTTCTTCCTGCTCCACTAAATTGTCCTGCAACATTAGAATATATATCAGTTGCAGCTTGACTAATCAAAGGAGATAAAAAAGGATTAGAATACTGACCCTGTATAGTATTTAATATTTGTTGGTTTGCAGCATTAGCCATAGTTTCTTGTGCTGAAAGACCTTGCAAAGTTTGTGTTGATGGTGGAACATAACCAGCTCCTGCTGGTCCTTGTCCATAAATTGTACTTGCTTCGGACAGAATCTGATTTAATGCAGGTTCTGCTGGTGCATATGGTTGTGCTGTTGTTGTGGCTGTAGTAGTTCCACTTCCTCCTCCAAATGACATATGTTATTTCTCCTTATGTTTTTCTAATAATACATGACTTTCTTTATAACCAAATGGCTTAAGTACACGTTTCCATCCTGGTCTTGCAACAAGCTCTAATAAATCACAATTGTTTTGCCATGCAAAATCTTCTATGTGTTTTATTAAATGTTGCCATTTTTCACGATGTTTACCAGTCATGATTTTAATATTTAAACATCGTTGTAATGGTCTTTGTATAATTTCAGTAACAACTATACCATAAAGTTTTTGATCTATGTCGGCTTCTTTATCCCAAAGAAACCATAGTTGCATTTTTCCTTCTAAAATCCATTTTTTAAAATGACTTGCATTAGCATAGTTATTTGAATTAGCCATTGCATCTGCAATCATACCTTCACATTGTTTCCAAACAATATTAGTATTTTGTTTTGGTATTTGTACCAATTCAATCATGAAGATTTTTCATCAAATATTTCAAGATAACTAATCATACCTTCTATTTTATTTGCAGTAGCTACTTGTATTTTAATTATATCACCTGACTCCAAAACTAAAGGTGCAACAACACCATTATCTGTGGTATCTGCTGCTAAATCTTTATGATAAATTTTATATGTAGCACTAGCTGAACTATCAGTAACAGATATTTCTGTTTGTATTGCAGAGCTATCATCATTGTTTATTTGTATGCTTTTAACAATAGCTGTTCTATTTGAAGGAACAGTATATAATGTAGTAAGATTTGTTGTGCTTAAAGCAAATCCTGCATTTTTATATATATTAGCCATTTTTAGGGTATTTTACTTTAATAGATTTAATAGCTTGATAAAAGTTAAAATATTTAGATTTTAATTCTGCATCTTGATCTATTGAGTGCCATAGCATATCCAATTGATCTCCTATATCAGGATAAGCATTTTTTCTTTGATTTATATAAGGTGCTTCTTTTAAAATATTTTCAAAATTTTTTGATGCTTGTTCTTCTTCAGCTTGTCTTGCAGAAATTTCTTCTGCTGTCATATCTAATAATTGTCCATTAACTAATTTTTTCATTATGAAATCCCATATAATTTAATTGTTGCATTATCAATATTACCTGTACCCATATAAAATCTAACTCCTGTTATAGCAGTGGTTTGTAAATAACGACAAGCAGCATTACCATGAGTTAAATAATTGGATGTTATAAATTCCCCACTATAAAAAGCATTAGCTTGAAAATGAAAAGTAGTATCTGATGGATTTCGTAAAAACATAGTTGCATTATAACAAGCAGCTGCTACACCACTATCTATATACTGACCTTCTGGCATACCAAAATAATCAGCACCAGCCTCACTTTCAGTTAGTTCGCTTGTTCTTGCAACTCTCATTCCAAGATGTGCTGACTGATAATTACTTCCTGTATCTATAGCTTGTGAACCTCCTGTCCCTGTAAAAAATCTCACTCTTAATTCATGATCTGCTGATGGGTGTAAATTATAAATTTCTATTCTATAATTATCATAAGTGCTATCAATCCCAGAAGTTATATCAATTTGTGCAACTCCACTAGTTGTTGTTGATGTAGAAATTAAAGTTAAAGATCCAACTGGTATTGATGTTGGTAAACTTGTTATTGCAGATAATGTATTGTTATTTGGTTTAATAATTGCCATATTATCCTACCTTCCATATTAGAGCATTTGCATAATATTCTGTTCTGCCTTGATCTTCACTTACACCCATACCAGAACCAGATTGATTGCTTCCAAAATATTGTCTTAAATCAAAAACTTTTTGTGCAGCGATAGTAAATCTACCCATGAGTTTACTTTCAGTTTGATGTGCATTTGTAGTTCTAGCGTATCCTGTTGAACCCATTATAGTATATGAACTATCTGTTACATTATATAAAAATAATCTGTGTTTATTACAAGCATATCCTGGAGCATAGGCTTCAATATAATATGTACCACTTGGTAAAGTAATTTGGTTTGAAGATAAACTTGCACCAGTTATTTCGTTAGTAACAACTGTATTTAAATCTCTTGTCATAACAGATCCACCAGTAGCGCTACCACCATCTGTTGATGCTGATTTTTCATCTCTAACATGAAGTAATTGACTTTCAAATTTTCCTTGTGCTGTAGCAAAAGTATTATCACCTCTTAAAAAAGTTGTAGCATCTTTTGTTCCTGTTGCTGTTAGTTTTGCAATTGAAACTGTAGCATCAGTTGGAACTCCAGCAGATAAAGAATTACCAAACACCATTATAAAATCTATAACATCTCCTGTAGATAGGTTAGATGCGAATGTAAGTGTAGAACCACTTACTGTAAAACTATCAGTTGGTGCTTGAATAGTACCATTTAATGAAACTAAAAATTGATTAACACTTTCATAGTCTAAAAAATTACTACCACCATTTTGCATAGTGTATGCAGCTTGTCCATTTACTGCTGTAATAGCATCTAACTTTACAAAGTTTCCTATTACTGGTGACTTACCTATATATGCCATTTATTAACTCTTTGGGTTATCTGTTTTAATTTTTTGTATTCTTGCTTTCCAAGCATCTATGTCATGGAATATTTCGTCTAATTGATCGTTCCAAGAACCATATTGATTTCTTCTTGTTGCATCTACTTGAGCATTACTCTCAGCAGTATTTGCAGCAGTTTCGTATGATGCTAATTGTTCAGCAGTTGGTTGTGCAATATCTAAATTCCATTCTTTAATGTAAGCACCTTTGCCATCACTATCATCTTGCAATATAACATCATTAATAAAATCTACATTAGCAACATCATTTGCTTCGCAGTAAAGTTTTATTTTTGTACTTAGTTGTGCCATAGTTTTACCTCCTTAATTTTACGTTTTACCCATTTTTTTTGCAATAATAGTAATTCCATCTAGATAAACTCCAGTATCATATACAAAACCATAAATTCTAAATTTTACTAATGATGTATCTGTAACATCTACATATGTAGTTATTGAAAAACCTGATCTAACATTTGTTCCTGAATATACAGCTCCAGCTGTAGTGTTTCCCATTCCTGCATAAGATGAATTATCTGTAGTTACATAAATATCAATATAATTGTAATTACTATTTACATTATTACCATAGTAAAAACCATAAACTTGAATTTCATAAATACCTGTGCTTGGAAAAGAAAAAGTTCCTGAACTTTCACTTAATTGTCCACCTAAAAAAGCAAAGCCATTTGATGTTTTTCTTGTATATCCTGAGTTCATATGTGTCCAAGTATTAATTGAACTAAATGTTTGATTGCTAGCGCTAAAGAAACCATCAATATCTGTTGCTCCTTCTGTTCCTGAAAATCCTGCGCTTGGTATTTTATCTATTGCCATATTATGCTCCTATAATTTTATATGCTCCAAAGAAATTTGGTATTACATCAACATTGCTACCTGTGTGTTTAACAATCCAATAAACTTCAAAATAATCTGAACTACCATTTGCTTCAACAATTGCTCCAATGTTTTCAGAATTGTGAACATTAAAATAATCTGCATCAGAATTAGATAATCTTGATTGGGCTCTTATTCGAGGAGTAGCATAAGTTCCATTTTTATATATTTGTAATTCAGTTGCTCTTATAACATCAGTATCAGTATCATCAAAAAATCTAATACTTGCAAAAATATAATATTTTCCTGCTGTTGTTGGTGTAAATCTATAATTTGTACTATGATCATAATCTCCAGCAGTATCAAATTCTTCGCTATCAAATTGTGCTTTTACATATGAATCAGAAGAAACATTAGTTTGAGTTGTCCCTGTAGCATAAAAAGCTGGAGTATTTTGTCCACCAATTAAAGATGCATCTATTCTTTTTAAAGTTCCAGCATCAGAAATTAAAAGTTCGTCAGTTGAATCAGGTGCAACTGCTAAAGCAGTTTGACCAGTAATTATAGATGCTTCTACTTGTGAACTACCAATAGAATTATCAGGTGCATTTACAGTTTGTAAAGCTCTACCAAGATAAACACAATACATTTCATCTGTACCATTTGTAAGTGCAGCTGAAAGTGTAAGTGTAGTACCACTAGCAGTATATGCTTTACCAGTTCCTGGTTCTTGAATTACATTATTAATTACAAGTCTAATATCATTTTCATTAGTTACAGAATGACTTAAAGTATATGCTGTTTGTGAATTAACAATAGTAAATACTTGTCTTTCAATATTAATAAAACTATTAGCAGGTTCTTTACCAATATATGCCATTTTACGTTATCTCCATTATAGACAAAGTTGCATCAATTTTAGCTGATACAGAACAATCTATCTTCAACACATCAGTTGTTTGCAATACATATTTACCACCAGATAAAATTTCAAGTGAGCTACCTGCTGGTATACTTGCATCTTTTACAATTGTAACATTTTCATTTGTTTCAGTATCAGAAGTATCTGATTCAATTTTTACTGAAGCTGTTACTGCTGTAGTATGAACATTACAAAGTGTAAGTCCTACAACAACAGTTGTTGTTGAAGAAGGAACTGTATATAAAGTTAAAGCTGTACCAGCACTTGCTGGCATTGCTGCATTTGTTTTTACTTTAAAAGTATTTGCCATTTATCCTCCTATTATCCTAAAGCTATAGCTAAAGCTGTTGGGTCATCTGTTGTAAAACCTTGATTAGTCATTAATGTAACAACTCTAGACAAAGCAGCTTTTCTGTTAGTACCATTAGCACCATCATCTACAATAATTAAATCAGATGTAGTTAAATCTGCACCTATATCAGTACCACCATCTATATCAATAGCTGCTACAGGTAATGTTCCTGTATCTCCAGTACCAATTAATGTTCCTGTTGATGTAGGTAAAGTTAAAACTGCAGAACTTCCTGCTGAGTGTGCAGGTCCTTTTAATTGAACTCCATGAGAATTTTGTTCACAATTAAATTGAATTGTACCTGGATTATCATTACCTTTAACTGTTACATGTCCACTTCCATTTGGTGTTAAATTAATATCTCCATTAGATACTGATAAAATATCAGAAATAACTGGTGATGTTAAAGTTTTGTTTGTAAGTGTTTGTGTACCAGTAAGAGTTACATCACCAACATTAGCTGGTTGTACTACTGTAAATGTAATAGTATCAGATCCTAATGATGCATCAGAATCAGTAGTACATAAAAACATTTTTTCTGCATTAGTTGATCCTTCTTGGATTATTACTAATTGTCCTGCTAGTTCTCCAATAGCATCAAAGTCTGTATCTCTAGATGCAGTGCCTGAAGCTACTACTGTATAAATACCATTTTGTGATCCTGTAGATTGATCTTTAACTAATACTCTGTCTCCAGTAGCAAGAGTTATACCATCTAAAGAATCACCATTTTGTAAATCTGATGATAATGTAACGTTTCCTGTAGTTGCAGCTCTGCAAATAATTCTAGTTTTTAGTCCAGCAACAAGATCATCTACATATGTTTTTGTAGCTGCATCTGATCCTGATGAAGGTGCTCCTAATCCAGTAATAGATCCACCAGATATAGAAACACTATTTGCTGCTTGTGTAGATATTGTTCCAAGTCCAAGAGATGATCTAGCAGTTGATCCTGTTTCTGCTACCCATGTAGAACCACTACCAACAATAAAATTACCATCTGTTGTTGCAAGATTTCCAATAGCTGTAAGGTTTGCATTTGATGCACCTTTAGCATCTAGTTGTGTTTGTATGTTTGAACTTACACCATTTAGATATCCAAACTCTGTATTAGAAATTGTACCATCATGAATTTTTGTAGCATCAATAGCAGCACTAGCATTAATGTCTGCATTAACAATAGCACCATCATTTATTTTTGCTGATGTAATTGCACTATCTGCTATTTTTGCAGTAGTAACTTGGCTATCTGCTATATGTGCAGTATCAATAGATCCATCTGTGTAGTGTTCACTATTAATAGCATCATCAGCAATTTTAGCACCAGTAATAGCATCTGCTGCAATCTTTGCAGTTGTAACATTTGCATCTGTAATTTTAGCTGTAGTTATTTGTGCATCTGCAATATGAGCTGTATCTATTGAACCATCTACATAATGTTCTGAGTCTATACTATCATCTGCTATCTTAGCATTTGTTACAGCGTCAGCTGCAATCTTTGCTGTAGATACAGAACTAGATTTTAAATTAGCTGCATCAATAACATCTTCAGGAATAGAATCATTTGTTTTAGAAAGAACACCTACATAAATTGTAAGAGACTCACTAGACAATGATCCACTATCCCAAGTAACATTTACTGTTGTGTTTGTAGAAAATGACGAACTAGCTATCGTTCCAACGATTGTTCCAGTAGATGAACCTACTGCTTTAATTCTTCTTCCTG